TTTATAGGTTAAACCTCTAAACTTTAATTTTTTATCTTTAACTTGAATTACAACATCTGCTTCTTTAGGATGTAAACTTTCTAACATAGATACAAAAAGTTGTTCTCTTCGTAATTGAGTAAGTCCATCATGGCCCCCTTCAATGTATAGATAAAATTTTCTAATATTGGGATATAGATATGTAGGATTGTACTCATCAGGAGAACCAATCGTTTTGTACGGTGGTGCACCAGAAGGTAGAGCAAATTTTATATCTGGATGAAAGGCATATTTTAATAAGTCCTTTAGAGGATTTGATTCATGTTCCAATAGAACTTTTTTTCTAGCTCCAAAGGAATTAGCAGCGGCTACTTCCTCAAATATTAATGGAATGCTTCGTACACTCATAAATTAAAACTCCGTTAAATTTTCTGTTAAGTTCTTTAATCTATGATTAATGAAATATGTAAGTAGTCTTTTACGATCACCAACTGCGTTTGTTTCGAATTGTTCTGTTATATTTATACGAATTGACTCAGGCACTTCACTTAGATCAATTAACTGTTTGTTTCTATTATAGTTTCTTAACATTTCAGCATCACAATACATGTCTGGATCTAAATCATACCACGCATCCACTTTTTTCTTGGTAATCGGTTTTTGGCGTCTACCCTCATCGATAAACACGTTATCATCAGACATAATATTTGGAACACCATCGCCAACATCTCCTTTTATAAGTTTTTCATGAAGTGACCATTTTGAATCTCCTTCAACAAACTTCTTTTGCATTGGGGAATATTGTCTAACATTAAACTGATGTAGTTGAACAAAATCTTTATCACTCGACAGTATCAATGTTCTTTCATTTGCAAGTCCTACTAAAACAGCAATAATATCATCAGCCTCTGCTTTCTCTACTTCAAGCACTTGATATGGAAACCATTCTGTCAACTCTTCTTTTAGTTGATTCAAACATTCATATAGATTATCCCAATCAACTGGGGCTGCAGATCTAGTTTTTTTTCTAGAAGCTTTGTAGTTTGGGAAGAGCTCTTTACGCCAAGATTTTCTAGAATCACAACATAAAATCAATTCACCAAATTCACTTACAAACTTAGTTCTATATAGGCGTAATACATTTAGTACAGCGGGTCTAATCACATCCATATCTACAGAAGTAAATTTGGATGCTGTCATGTATGAACCAATAAAGATTTGTGAAAAATCAACTAGTTGTGCCATCTTCTATTATCTCGTATTCAGCTGATTCCTCTACATCCTTTCGGACAGATTCTTTTTCTGCTCTCACTTCAGGAGAGTCTTCTATAGCGTGTAAGAATTGTCGCCATTGACCGGCCCGTAAATCCCAATTATAAAACATATCGAAATAACTACGTTGTATCTTCAGTAGATTCTGTACATCATCATCCCAGAAATGTTGAATAGCCCGACCCAAAATATGTCCATGTACTTGTGCGTGTTTGTCTGGGTCTTCTTCGAATCCATACATCCAGGGAAAGTTTGCTCCTGTTTCTGGTAGTGCCCCAAGATTAGGAACAACTGCTAAACATCCAGCACTACATGCTTCCATCAAAGTGATACAACTTGTTTCCTCGTAGATACTTGGATATGCAAAAACATGCTGAGTCTTTAATGCTTCGCGTATCTCATCATTTGATACTGTACCATAATAATTAACACCATCCATCTCTTCTGCACGTTTGTATATGTGCCGGAATTGTTCATCTAAATGTGGGCGATCATATAACTTAAAACTAGAATAAATGTTTAACTCTGCATTCAATCCTTCCTTGAGATCTTTTCTCATAAACTCCCAAGCATTCAAAAGTAATTCCAATCCACGATGAGGCGTAGAAAAATAACAAACATTTATCTTACCATCTTCTTTCGGTTTTTCATGTTCCGGAATAGGACGGATTGCATTTTGAATTACGACACCTTTTTCAAAAGGAAATCCAAGATGTGTTTTAAATTGATATTGTTGCCAATGACTAACAAAAACTATTCGTTCAAATTGGGTCCAGTTTTCTTTTTCCTTTAAATGTTGAACTTCAGGATCACTTGCTAAATCATGTATCCAAAGAATTCGTTGCTTATCAGGATCTAATTTTCTAACTCTTGTCATGATCCATTGAAACTTATCTTGTATTCCCGGCTCTCTCTTATTCAACTCTTCAAAAAGCCACTTCTGCATAAGTTCTGTACCACCCATTGCTTTTTTAGAAACCGCATCTATATTTAAATCATCACTACCATGATCAACAATAAATTCTACTTCCTCATCTGGATTAGAGATTGATATTTCTGTTGATTGTGGTTGTGGTGGGGGATTTCCTAAAGTATTGGGGCGTTCATCCATGTTCACTGCTTTAACCATAATTCTCCATTAATTAAATTGTATTCATTATTATATAGTAAAACCACAGGAGCTCGTAGTGAGAGAATGGTTTCTATTGTACCTAGCTGGTTGAACTAGGAGGAGAAATTGAAACCTCTACTACCCCTGTGGTATTTTTAATTATACTTATATTATATCATGTATTTACTATTTGTCAACCCTATAGAGTTGCAGTAAATTGTTTATCAGTCTTTGCGTGTATTGCTTTTACTGTACGATGTTGATTGACTGTTTCCAGCTCGTTAGTCCACACAGATTTAATATCTGGATACCAATATCCTACAGTTCTTTTTGGTGTGCCATCTGGATAATATGCCATAGCGACTACTTTAGGAATTACTTTTTTTGTTTCATTTTGTCCTGAAAACATCCCTATCCAGTCGCCAGTTTTAATATAGTGTTCTATGTATCTAATAAAGGCTTTTTTGTTGTCTGCTTGATTGAGAGCCTGTTGCTTAGCATTTGGAGTCAACTCCTTGTTTCGTGCCCGAGATTGAAGCATTGAAACCATTTCCTTATTATGCTTAATCCACTCCTTAACATTTTTTAGAGAATATGGTTCTTCATCACCAAGATCCAAAACATACGGATGAACATTTTTATATTCTGGCGGTTTCCTCGCCGCTCTCATTTTTTCAAGACGGAGACTTTGAGCTTCTTTTTGAGCCGCAGTAAGTGTCTTCTTTTTTCTTATTGGTTTGACTTTTTTTCGTACCATTTTTTTTCTCTATTGAGTTAAACATTCAAAAGTGTGTTTACACTTTATTTCTAAGAGGAAATCTATTAATAAAGAGTTTGTTAATTCCTTAGTAACTAGTTCCTCGCCATTATCAATTATATACTTCCCATTTCCCATAGGGTCAAATATTATTAACTTATCATCTTGGTAAAGTTTATAATGACCACTTGTTAAATTTACATCTGTATCATTATATTTAATTTCTCCATCAAACCCAATCCAAAACACTTTACTATTTGTACTAGGTAAAGTATTATATGCAATGTTTCCTCTAGAGTCAACAACAAAATGTTCTACACTTTCATCATCTTTCGTAATTTGTGTCGCGACAATATTTTTAGGATTACTGTAATTTACTTGGCGGATACTATAACGTGAACCATCTTCCCCACCATAATAACGATAATATAAATTACTCTTACCATCCGTTAAAATCTTTTTGTCTCTTGAATTAGATTGTGGTAAAGGACACTTTGATTCCGTAGGAGTATCATTAAGAGATTTTCCTAATACATAAACTACACCTGTTTCTTTGTTTGTAAGATAACAAGAATTGGGATTAGATACATCACTTCCAAAACTAAAGACTATATAATTATCATCTACAACATCTATAGCTATTGGTGAATTAATAATCGTGTGAGTTTTGTTATCTCCATCTTTATATTCAACTTCCTCAACTCCACCATCATCAGTAATTTTAAATATTTTATCTTCTGCTTTACCACCATACCCCTTTGAACTTGTCCTACCGCTACCGGTTGAACTGCTTATATATAAAGATTTGGCATTAGCAATATCAATATATTGTAAATCATTTGTTTTAGATAAAGTGTTCGTATCAGAATATTCTTCTGGCACATCTGCACAAGATGCAACTATACTTGCAACTAGTAAAGTATAAATAATATTTTTCATTGTTTCTCTCATTATAAAATAAAGTGAGTTAAAAAACCAGCGTCCGCTTTTCGGCTGGATAAAACTAACTCACAAAGTTTTTTATTTTAATGAAAATAATGTACCTGTTTGAAGTACATACATTACATACCAATTCCACTTATCAAAAAAACTGATATAAGAATAGGCTATAAAAAATAAAATGCTAAATTTTAAACTGTGAAAATTCAACAACATACTAACCTATTCCGGTCCAACGAACTTCATTAACTCCGCGTCCATCAAGAACGTTACCTCTGGCAAAGTTCCTAGCTGGTGCGTTCCATCCGGCAGCCTTCAACATATCACCTTCACGGAATTTCTTATCTCCAGCTTTTACAATAAAGCCAGAAACAGACCTTGAAGTTCCACCACCATTCGTAGCAGTGATTTTCCAGTATCTACTGTTTTCTTTTACCTCAAGGCCACTACAATAATTTTCAATCATTGCATCCCTGATTTCTACATCTTTACAAAACTTGTCAACGTTTTGATGAACCGTTCTGCCCATCATACTCCAACGTTTGTAATCTTCTTTCATAGCCTCTAGGACTTTTTCAATTTCCATTCTCATAATATTCTCCTATTATATTGCACCCATATCTGCAAGGTAGTTTTCTAATACATAATAATCATCGAGTTCTTCTGGACGTGTATCTTCATCCAACTCTATTCCGGCTGCGTCAGCCTCAAAATATGAACTAACGAGTTCTTCTAAACTTCTGTTTAGACTCAAATCAATTGCGTTTCCTGTTATCATTGTTTCCATAATGTTCTCTCATTTGGGTTATTGGGATTATTCCCTTTTCTCATTCTCTAGTTATATTATACCACAATGGGTCCAATAAGTCAAGTGTTTATTCAAACTTTTTTAATAAATTGTTGGCCCGACTACAGAACTGGTGTCTTGATGTCAGGCCATTCCTTTTAGACTTTGACAGGAAGCTACGAGCTTCACAGAAACTTCGTCTTAGGATATTCTTTAAAATAATTTTGTGTACATTCCGGTATGGGCTGTAAACTGATCCGTCAACATATCGTTGTAAATATTGTTGTACTCTGTTACAGACTTCTCTTCAAACTTTCTAGTCAACTTACAAAATTTCATATCGTAAGTGTCCATCATATTCAATGTGATTTTCAAATAGTTTGAATTGGAACTGTTCCGGCCAATCCTCATTGACAAAGAGTTTTCATCTCCTGCGAGATTTTTAGCTCCTGTCATCATACGGAATTTATTTCCGCCAAGTTGTTCTAGGATTGTTTTTGCTACTTTCATTCTGTCTTCTCTTTCACTTGCTATACTCATAATTTACACCGTCATTTCAACATGTTCAGTTATTACCATTCTACCACCAGTACCCCAATGTCTAATCAGGCCTGCGATATCTTCATCATAGGAAACAACCATTTCGGCGAATCCCATTGTTCCATCGGAACATTCATAAAAAGTTCTTATTCTACACATAATATTTTCGGGCCTTTCTAAACCACTCACTATATTGTTTTGATTTCTTGTCACTAATTCTCTTATAAACTCTCATAATCTTTTCTCATTCTCTAGTTATATTATATCAAATCTGGGCCTAAAAGTCAAGTGTTTATAGCAAATAATTTAATTTAATAATAATTCATCAAGAGCGGGCTGCATATCATTCCATTGTACCAAAAATCCAATCAACAAACCCCTTTCTTTTCCGTGTGCTTCAACTTCATAAGGTGTTTCAAAATAATCTCTAAAATCTTCTAACTCAAATTTAGTTCCTTTCCAATAAAGACCAACGCCAGAAACTCCTGTTAAATCACCAGTTAAATATTGCTTAACGTGTACCAATTCGTGACCCAAAGTTTCTAGGATTTTATGGCCCCATTCTGTATCACCTCTCTCGCGTCCATACTCATCTCGATTCATTTGGTGATGATCTAAAATAATTACGAAATCTCTAGGTCGTTTCACATTTGCATCATCATGAACATATGATTCACCTTCGTGTTCCGAATGGCGCATATGAATATTTAAACTTATATTGTTTGATAGTCGGGTAGAAATACCCAGGCGAGACAATGCGTAACCACACATGGCGTGCATTGCCGTCTTAAGATTTGTATCAATAAATTTTGAATGTATTTTAATTTCCATAATATTCTCTCAAATTTTCGGTAACTCAGGAAGGGAATCGAACCCACCATTTCAACCCACCATTAGGCTGAGCCCCAAGATTGTTTCGGGCGATCAACCCTCAACGGTGTCGGTGATCAAACCAAACACACTATCTCTTTTTATTCTAAGAAAGGTGAATTCCATGTGAGTCTCTTGCAAGAAACTCAACTGGCTGCAACGGAAGGCCCCGCATCATTCGATTCCTTTCTCATCCTACATATACTATTATACAGTAAACACGCCAGGATGTCAAGTGTTTATTAATAATAAAGCAAATAAATTACTATTATTTCCAAGCTATATTTCCAAATAAATAAGGCAACAAAATCTGGTCCCATTTCAATCCATTATAGGGGTTTGAATTCCTTCTGTAATTCGCCATTTAAAAATAGCTCACATGGAATCTTTTGATTTACATATTTCTGGTATATATCTTCAGCTTGTTTTTTGGTGGGTGATTGAAACTGTTCGTTGGAAGTTTCAACTTGATAACGGGGAATGGTTGTATGAAAGGTCATGGGATTCCTTCTTCGATTTTAGGTTATATTGGGGCTACTAAATCTTCATCGAATTCAAATTCTAATTGTTCGTATTCTTTCTTTTTCTTTTCCTCTTCTTCTACTGGTTCTATCATGTTTTTATCCTTATAATACAAGGCGTTCCCATTACCTATGAACAAGAACGCCATGTTAAAATGACTTCATCATTCTTTATATCACTTTGCCAGGGTATCAGTATTTACCATATAAACTTTTAATAATCTGGCCGCTTCATGTTTACTACAAAACTTCTTTTTTGCAGTAGCTAAATCTTCCGCCTCAATCTCCTCATGACCAAACCTCCAGGGCGGAATGGTGGTTTCGTAATCCACCTCGAATGTTTTCATTGGGTTTAAAGGGTTCTCCTTTTCTTCTGGGATTAAAAAGGAACATAGTATAAGGATCATCAATTGGGGATAATAATTATCACTTAACACCCTATATATCTTTTTACAGTTTTCAATAAACGACTACCTATAATATTGTTTTGACATATTGATCCATCATAATTAACTGGCTTAAATTCTTCAAATGATATATTTGGATAATGTTGCTTAATAAGATCAAACTGTTTCATTGGTATTTCAGTTATAATAAGACTAGAATTTTCATCATTCAAATATTCAGTAGCCGTAGATAAAATTTTATTTATATGATCCATTCCATCTTCCCCCGATTCTAAAGCTATTCTAGGTTGATGCTTTGCTTCAGCTGAAAGTGGTACATCTGTTCCAACCCAGGGAGGATTTGTAATAATCATATCATACTTATTTTCTACTTCTGAAAATAGATCACTTTGTATACATCTAACTCTATCATTTAGATTATACATATCTATATTTTTCTGAGCTACAGATAATGCTTCAGAAGAAATATCTACCAAGTCTACTTTAAGATCAGGTATTAATAGTGCCAATGAAATTCCTATACATCCACTTCCTGTACACATATCTAATACTTGAAAATTATTCCATTGTTGTTGACCTAAAAGGTTTTCAAACATACCTGCATGATAAGAATAGGGTAGATTTACATTTTTATCTATATAAAATTTATTTCTATTTACATACCAATTTTCATTAGTAATATATTGTATAGGAATATCTTCTGCAATTTTTCTTTCAAAGAGATTAAGAATATTTGATACTTCTGATGTAATTAATTTTGCATTAGAAATATTGGATTCTAGGAGTGTGAGAAATTGGAAGGGTTCATCTGGCCATTTATCATTTATAAATGTATAAGGTAGGTGTAGCGAAAAGAATGTTAAATATAGAGAAGCAGTTTTTTGATCTCCGGCGAAATCATCACTATGTATATTTTCACTTCTCATTAAAGATGTACCAAAACGAGTTACATCATTAATTGTTATTCCAACGTTTTCACTTAATAATAAAAAACTTTCATAATATTGTGATCTATCATTTTTCATTTTTCAAATTCACTTCCATTCAGGGCCGAAAATCCAAACTACCAAAGAATATCTATTTCCTTTCTCAACTGGGGTTACGCAATGATTACAGTAAGCAGGAAACGCTATTACTTTACCTGGAGCTTCTTCTATTGTTTCAACAAATACAGAAGGGGATTTTACATCTTCTGTATTTTCTATAAACTGATTTATAGTGTTAATTAAAAGATGTCCACCTTTTTCTGCTGGTTTAAGAAAAAGACTAAAAGCTAATTTCCTATTCTCACCTTCAAAATTTACATGTCCATCGGCATGCCAATGAAAATAACTTTCTCCCTCATCCCACCTTGCCAATTGCATAGTCATTCTATTATGATTAAGAATAAACCGAAAATGATTATTAGCTTTTATTGCCAACTTATACATAGTATTTGAAATCATTATTTCAGTATCATTTGATTCTTCGTGAAAATTCCATCCAATCTTTTTACATTTCATACCACACTCTACATCTCTTTTTCCCGATTCCACATCTCGCTGGAATTTTCCAACAGCTATAGTTGAATAATCATAGGGGGCATAATCTATATCTTTAAGGTCTGCTTCTTCCTCAATATATTTTATAGCCTCATTAACAAAATTTTGTGAAACCTCATCTTCCCATACAGTAGGTTTTAACGGCATACTATCTCCACTCAGGACCAAAAATCCATGCAACCAAAGAATATCGATCTCCTTTTTCAACGGGTGTTATACAATGATTGTAGTAACTAGGAAACGCTATTACTCCACCTACATCTTCCTCTATTTTTTGGGAAGGTAAATAAGGTAAATAAATTTCTTTATTATTTGGTAGAATTTCCCACCCGTTTTGAATTAAAAGTTCTCCACCCTTTTCTGCTGGTTGAATGAAAACACTAAAAGATAATTTTCGATGCTTCTGTTCAAAGTTTATATGATCATCAGCATGCCATCCAAAATGTCCTCCTTTAGCTTCCTCAAAATTAGCAAGTTGAAGAATCATAAAATTATGATCAAGATCAAACCTAAAATGATTATTAGCTTTTACTGCAAGCTTGTACATAATATTTGAAATCGTTCTTTCGATTTCATTTGATTCTTCATGAAAATTCCATATTTTAATTTTTCCTGTATTACTACAATCTCTGAATCTTTTTTCTCCTGACTTTGAATATCCAGCATGTGCTTTTACAAGTTCTACTTCCGAATCAATATATCTTTTAACATCATTAACGAAATCTTGTGGAACTACATCTTTCCAAAAATTAGGCTTCAACATACTATCTCCATTCGGGGCCCCATATCCAAGTAATTAAAACATACCTATCACCTTCTTCGACAGGGGTTACACAATGATTGTAGTAAGAAGGAAATGCAACTACTTTACCCGGTGACTGTTCTATCTCTTGGATAGGAAGAGTTAATGAGGTAATGTCTGTAGACTTTGGCCAGACTTCCCACCCTTCTTGAATTAAAAAATTTCCACCTTTTTTTGCTGGCTTAAGAAAAACACTAAAAGATAATTTTCTAGCAGATGAATCTTGAAAGGTCATGTGTCCATCAACGTGCCAATCAAAATGAGCATCTTCATCATCTTTATATTTTCCTAGAAAAAGAGTCATGTGATTATAGTCGAGATCAAAATCATAAACACTATTAGCCTTTACTGATAACTTATGCATAGTGTTAGAAATCATTCTTTCAGTATCATTTGATTCTTTATGAAAATTCCAATGTTTAAATCTTAAGGTTGGTATTGGTACTACTGGTCTTCCACCTCTATCTTGTCCCTCATACGAATTATTAAGTTCTTCTAATTTCTCCTTTGCGTCCACACCATCTAAGCCTGTTTGTTCTTTAAGTATACTTAGATAATAATCGTAACTTGATTTTTCAAGTTCTCCTGTATCAATATATCTTATAACTTCATTAACAAATGATGGCGGAACTTTATCTTCGAAAAAGTCAGGCTTTATAGACATTTTAATATGTTTCTTTTATTTGATCACATAGCCCTAACTTTTTAGCTTCCTTTGCAGAGAGCCAAACATCCTGTGGTGGTAGAAGATACTGTCGAATATCTTTCTCTGTCAAGCCAGTACATTTTTTGTAGTGAGTAACCATCCGATGTGTAGTTAAGTCAAATTCTTTTACTGCAGCAAATAATTCATGTTCTTTACCAAACGATCCCCATGAATATTGATGAGAAAGTATAGAAGTATTTGGGGTAAGTATTCTTCTACCTTTTTCTCCGGAAATAAACATCAACAATCCACAAGATGCAATCATTCCCATACCAATAGTACGGATTGGAATCTGTGAACCTTTCATTACATCTATTAAAGCAAAGCATGCATTCAAATCACCGCCAGGCGAACATATCCCCAAAGTCAATTCATCCTTTTTTCTTTCCCTGTTGTAGTTTTCAGCAATGATCCAATCTATCAGGGGTTTCATTGTCTCGGATGTCACCTCGCCCATGAATACCTGATGTCCTCTCATAAACAATTCGCCTTCTGGAGCTAATACTGGTGGAGGGCCTTGTGGATGTTGTTGGTCTTCGTTTGTACTTGGTACAAGATATACAGTTTTTTCTTTACTCATATTTTCCCCTAATAATAAACATCTATGTTTGTAGTAAAAGTTCTTCGATTTTCGTTCTCATTAAAGTGTGGGTATACAGTATGAATCACATCATAAGGATGGACAACAAATGCCCCCTCATGTAATTTTATTAGAGTCGAGAAAGGTGCGAACATTTTTCCATGACCACCACCGAAAAATTCTGTGAACCCGTTTCTTGGATTATCTTCTCTTGTAATCTCCTTACCCATATCTTCCGGAATCTTTAATCCCATTAGACCTATTAATCCTATTCTATGAACCACATTTTCTAGAGGAGGTTTTAATGTTCCAACTCCGCCATTGTGATTATGGACAGGACTATATTCACCTGCCTTCATGTCATTGATCCAAGAGGAATTTGTTTTTATTCCTAAATATTTTATTCTTAAGATATGTAGATAATCATGAATCCTATCCCTTATCCATTGATGAATATTATCTGGCAGAAAGTTATGATCCTCTACTTCCTCTGTATCATCATCTCTGTAAAAAGGAGCATTCTGATATAAAGAATGTTCAGTCGAGATTTTTCCTAGAAGCCTATTATTCATATTATAAAGCATTCCTTCAGATACATACTTCTCATAAAGTTTATTCATACTGAGAACTATATCATGTGGAGTTTCAAAAACTAAAAGAGTTTGGCCGGTTTCCATCCTTACATAATTTGGATGAGTATGGCCATCATCATAGCTTTTCGGTTTTTCTATTTCTGATGATAAGGACATCCTGCGTTTTTAGCTTCTTTCTGCATTTGGTAATAAGCTCCCTTGAATTTAGTTTGAATCATTCTATCTGTCGAATCTTCCCACTCCTTTTCTTTTTCTCCACGTTTTACTATTTCCATTTCAAGGTTATCAACAGAACATCTTTCATAGGGAACGAACACACATAGTGGAGTACCACGTTTAATTGTAATCTTACCATATCGTTTGATTATTATTTGTGGATTAACTTGTGCGTATACATCAGTCCATATTGGCCCAGGCGGAACTTCAAAATCTTGATTGAAATGATAATACATAGGAAACTGATAACAAGATATTCCTGGCGGCGTTTTCATACGCCATGGACATTCAAGATTTATAAATCCAACAGCTCCATTTTCTTGTTGTTCTTTTGGCAACCATGTGATATATGTAATGTTGTCCATCAGTCCACCTTGAAAATCTGGATGAGGTGTTCTAAAAGAATACTGTTTTCCTCCAGGCACTCCAAGAGCTCCGTCTTCGAAAAGTTCTATATGAAGATCACACCACATTGGAAGTACCCAACCTGTATTAAACCAATCGTGAATAGCAGGACAAAGTTTTATTGTACCATCAGCTCTTGTTTTAAGGTCTTGAGAATCCAGATTTGAGCCCCATCCGCCATCGTTGGGCTTTCCCGGTAACGTCATTCTATTTGCATCTTTAAATTTTTGAAGCTTTACGTTCTCCCCCTTTCCTCGCCCTTTTCCTTCATGATCTCCATAATATTCACCTACAACCGGAGTTGAATCCGGAGCCTCAGAATGAGCTGGAGCTCCCTTCCACCATTTAGGAATATACTCTTTGGCAGGGACAATAGGCGCCCATTCTTCTACGCCTGGTACAACAGACCAAAATTTTATTTTATTATCATTCATATTTTCTTCCTGTTTTTCAATTTCGCAAATTTTTACCACATCGACATAGCCATCTCTTCTTTCATCAAAGGAGTTACATTATAAATCCCACCAGCCGCAGCGTCCGAATTCTCCCTATCCTCCTGAGTCCGTTTCAGACAGAAAAACTCTGGCGCCCAATCAGCAAAAGCCTCTTCAGTAAAGGTAGTATAATGGAGCACAACTGGATTGAAATGATTCTCATGTTTCTTCTCTAAAAATGTCTGTGACACATCCTGATCTCCGAACAATGATGTACGCAAACTCCACCTACTCATCAAAATCCAGAAAGCGAACTCATCCATGATCCTGTAATTGGGAATGGAATAGAACACCTTGAAAGTGTGGATACGTTTCAGTAAGTCTGTATAGTATTCCATCACCTCTGGCGTAAAGAGTTTGTGAGTACTGTGATTGAGTAGGATCACACCTAGACAATACTTCTGTACCTCTGTCTTCCCACCCTGTGCTACTATACTTGCATCAATGAGATCTAAGTAAAATCGTGGGTCTTCTCCACACGCACCAAGATTGGGATCATGTCTAAACCCTAGTTCTTCTCGTCCGTACACGGGGTCACGTTTATAGATGTCAAAAATTTCCTGTATGTCTGAATTTATGTAGGTGTCTGCATCCAAATAGAGCACGTTCAAATGCTCGTCTTTCCACAATGCCAAGTTGTACCATCGGTGGATACACCACGCATTAGGTTCTTTCCCT